GGTGGTACTGCTGACCATTTTAAATCTGTTGATGAGAATGTTTGACCGTTTCTTAATGTGATTTTATAACCATTTGTGCCCACACAAGCCCAAGTACCCCATTGATATTTGTCACCATCTTTATATGCAAACCCATAATCATTCTTAAATATATGTTTAATTCCACCATCTCGTGTTATATGTAATTGAGTTTTACCTGATGTATAGGCCTTACCTGAGGTGTGTACAGCTTCAATACAAGAAAAAACATTAGCTGTTGGTGTTGATGATCCACTTCCACCACAATATGTTGAGTTTGGAAATAAATCACAAGCATATTTTTTAAAAAAATTCTGAATTGTGTCGTTATAATAAAAAACACCCTTAGGATCTTGTGCCGACACTAACATTTGATAAAAATTAGATGTAGCTTGCTCTGATCCAAAATATTTCTTTTTGAAATCAACAAAACCCAAATCAGTTTCACCGTCAGCTTTTAACCCTTGATAAATTTTTATTCTTTCGTTTTCCATTAATTAAATCTACCTTTACCACCTGAATTATTGGTATTACCGCCACCACTAGTGCACCCAAACCAATCATTAGTTTTTTCCCACCCTAACCTACAAAGTAATGTGCCACCAAATTCCTTTAGCGTCCATGCACCCACAACAACACCAATAAGACCTATAGTAAGCCCCCATTTTACAGCACCTTTACTTCCTTCCCATGCTTCATCACCCTTTTTAGCTAAACCAATAACTTGATCAATTCTTTTTGAGAATGTAACTGTTTTAGCGTCTGGACTAGTTGCTATTCTATCAAAATATACTTCTACTTTACTTAAAATTTCTTTAGGGGTGACATTATCACCAAGATTAACTTCTATCCAATTTTCAACCAATTCCCTTGATCCTTTTTTAGCTTTCATTATTGCACTAAAAACCGGATCAACATCAATATGTTTCATAACCTCATCAACTGACGATTTTAATGGTAAATTAGCTAACCCTTTCCCGCCAAATGTTACTGCTTGTTTACCACCAGCACCAGCACCAGCTCCTGCACCAGTTGATCCTTTAGCTGCTCTATATGATCTACCAAGTTCCTTAGTGATACCTGCGAATTCACCTGCATTTAATGCAGATAATTCACTATATGCTCTAGCGGATTCACCAGCTGCACTCATGTTATATTTCGCAAATATCGCATCTATAGCCGATTTTTCTGCAGTATAAATAGCATCCCCAATTTCTTTTCTAATTGCTGCTAGTTCAGCACTTTTAAATGCTGCTTTAATTTCGGCTTCTGAAGCTGCTGCAATCTTTTTACCACCTAATTTTGCTTCAACACTACTTATAAATTTTCCTTCAAGAGATGGGGCTAATTTTCTTATAAGGTTTAAAATAGGGTTTGCTTCTAAAATAAGTGTGTTTTCATTTATGTTCAGCAATTTTTTAATTCTGCTAATTTCTTCGTTTAAATTATTTTTCATCGATTTTAAATATATTTTATAAATATCTATTATTTAGTCTTTAGGTTCCCAAGTACCATCTGGTAACTGTACCATACCGTCTGCTTTATAAATAGTAGGAGTATCTCTAGTTAATTTTGCCATATCTTTTTTAGGGGCTCCAGTAAGTTTATCATACCCCATACTATATGCAACACCAAGACCACCATACCCAATAACACTACCACCAATTCCAGCAGCTTTATTTGCTACATTTTTCCTAACAATATTTTTTTGTACGCCTTTTCTAGCAGCGGCAATTGTAGCATCCTTACCGATTTTCCCCATTTCGGCTTTGATTAAATCTTTATATTTTGCTATCTGTGTTACAACTTCAACTTCTGTTGGATTTGTAATTTTAGACCCTAAAGTTATTTTTTTTGCTAATGCGGCCATACCCTTAGCTCCCAATGTTTTAACACCAGGAATCTTAGATACAACCGTACCAACCCCAGGTAGTATAGAAAACATTCCAACCATACCCGCCATTTTCGTATCACCTTCTTTATAATATTGTCCAGCATCTGCTAATCCAATACCCGCAGATACGGCCGGGCCAACAAACGGAATGAAAAACGCACCAATTGCTAAAACTGTATTAACTTCATGATTATATTTTTTGTAAAAATCAACAACTCCCTGTACAAGCTCTCTATTCTCTCTGTTAGATTTTTCCGCAGCGGCTGCAGTACCATAACGTCTATCAAAAGCCAAATCGTTTTGTTCGCTTAGTGGGTTTGCTTTACCTCTAGTAACCCCACTTACCCAGACACCATCACTACCAATAGGGTTTGCTTTACCTCTAGTTACACCACTTTCCCACTTAGTTGCACCTGTCTTTTTTTCACCGTCACTAGAAACCCCAGACTCTGGAGCAGCTGCTGCAGCATCACCATCTTCCTCAGTAACCGCTTGATTTGCAGTTATCTGTGAGGTTAGTTTCCTAAGCTGTTTTTCTGTTATAACTAATTGCATACCCTATAAATATAAAATAGTTTCAGTTTCTTTTGTTAATATCAATAAAATATACGAGTTTTGTACTTCAAAATCAATAATAATGAAAAAACTATTCTTAATTCTATTAATTGCTCCATTATTATGGGGTTGTGAGAAGATCGAATTTGAGACCTATCCCAAATTATCAGGTCAGTGGAAATTGATATCAGCAGATATAACAATACAAGGTATTCATGGAGATTCCGTGATTCATATTTTGAATGACACTATTATCACTGAACAATATAATGTAAGTTCAATAAATGGTAATGTTGTTACATTTAAACAGAATTATAGTAGAGCTAAACCATTAGATCGATTTGTTTTAAATAAAACTATTTGGGAATTTGAGACAAATATTTTAGGATTACCGACTATGATTAATAATGCTCCTGGGTATGAATACCAAACATTTTATAGCCCAACACAAGACCTATATTCTGGGAAATATAATGCAATTAAAACGGCTGAAGGTAGATATATCCAAATAAACCAATATGGATTAACTGAATTAAAATTGGTATATCCTAACGTTTGGACAATGTTTAGAAGAAATACTAATGTTGAGGTGTTTATGAAGGAAAATGTTGTCCTCCATTTTAGAAGAATTTAGCTATTCGTCATATACTGTTTGATCCTTTTGAGCAAACATCTTGATGAATTGACCCGCTTTAGCGTTTGCTTCGTCTTCGATCTCACCACCAATGTCTGGCGGTTTAACTTCTAGGCGTCCGTCTTCATATTGTTTGTGATGTACTAACTCATGTGCCACACTTCTCATTACATCTACAAGCATTCTATTTTTGGCATTAACCTTGATTATCTTTTCAGATTTAGTATAATCATAGCTTGCTGTCGTTTTAAGATCTTTTCTTCCATTTTGGACAACAACCTTAGGGGTAGACTTTAATTTAAGTTCACCCTTTACGAATTTAACAAACTCGGTTAATTTTTCTTTTTGTTGGTCATTTAGAAACTCCATATCTTATAAATATCACAACATTTCTTCTTCTGGTAGTTCATTGTTCTTTGAATACTCAAATATTAGCTCGGTTATAAACTCTTCATCTATTTCCGTGTCATCGTCTAATATTGTGGGTGAGTAATATTCAATATCTTCCTTATTGAATTCAATAACTCTATAAAAGTCGTCACCGTCTTTTTTTGTGGAGAATTCGACATACAATCCGCCGTTATCCTCATTAATGTAAAATTCTCGTATAATCATTTTATTAATACCAAATAAGTATATCTTTATTTTATAAAATCCATAATAATGTAATTATTGAAAGAAATTTCTTATATTAGTTATTATGTTAGATTGGTATTCCATAGAATATTTGTACCCGAAAGCCTTTAAAAGGTTTAACGATAATATGTTTCCAAATATTGGGGTGTTGAGTATTTCAACGATTGCCACATATGATTTAAAGAAGCTTTATAGATTCTTTGATAAAGAAGGTGTATATCTAACAATTGAAATGTATAATCCTAAACAATGGGTTTTTAGTATTTCATTAAATAATGGAATTGTTTTTGGGCCGGCTCAATCGTCAAAAGAAAATCGAGAAGATATTGAGAAAGATGGATTCTTTGAATGTTTCAGGATATTAGAAAAAAAGTTAATCAATGAATGAAGGTATATTTATGAATATGTCAGTGTCATTTCTTTTACAAGCTACTAGAGTACTTCACGTCGGTAACTATGATGATGATGAGGTTAGAATGATATATGATTACATAAGAAACGTTGACAATGATATGATTTTTGAGTATATTAATAAAAAGACAATATTAAGTTACAATAATGATTTAGAATTATTAATCGAAATTATCGATAGAATGATTGAAATATTAGAAGAAACGGAAGAATATGAAAAATGTTTAGTATTAAAAAATAAAAAAGAGAGATGTCTCCAAGAAAACAAAAAACAATTAAAATATGAGTAATGTATTTAAAATGACCGAAGAAGAAAAAAAGAAGATATTAGAAAAACATAAGGATGCAACAAAAAATCATTATGTTAAAAAAGATGAAACTAAAAAAGGTTTACAACAACCAGACAAACCAGAAAATAAAAAAACCTCCTAATTGGAGGTTTCTTTTTTATTTAAGTACTTCGTAAGAACTATATAACACAACCAAAAACAACCTGAAATAGAATAAAAAACGATATCGGCTACCCAATATGAACCACTCATGTCCATTATTAATTTGAATAAAGCATCGTAGCCAAATGGGAGAAAGAACATCGCTAACATTAGTGATATATCTTTGTATAGGACCAGTCTCTTTTCCTTGTTCTTTAAATCTTTTATTTTGTTCACCATCAGGGTCCATGTATAATTTGTTTATCGATTTATGGTGTATAACCGTTTTTTATAAATATAATAGTTTTTAACTTTTATAAACCCCATATATTTGAAATAATGTTTTTTCAACATCTAAACCGGATTGTGGGTATGATTCGTGTGATAGTGAATCTAATATTCTTTTATAATATTCTAATGGTTTGGTTTTTATTATTCTTCTACTAATAATGTATTGAGCCCCAGGTGTCATATAAATTGGATATGTAATATCAAATCCAATTGATTTAGCATATGATTCTACTTGCTGATTGATTGCATCATATTCCATAGTTAACTGGTGCAAAACACCCAATGGTTTAAATTCTGTCTTGAAGTCAAAATTATTTATTAAATTAATAATATCATTACAGTGGTCTTGTGGCTTACCTTGTAAAAATACTAGATATTCTGGTAGGTTATCATAGTTGTTAACAATGTGATTAAAAAACGTGTGGCCTTCTCTACCAACATTTGGTAAGTTATTTGAAAATAGATGGTTATCGTCAATATTTTTATTATAAACTGTTACTTTATAATTAAGTTCTTTTATCCATTCAAGATCTTCATTGTATCTAGCAACAACAACTTCCAAATCTTTTTTGGTTGTGAATAAATCAATATATTCTCTCCAACCACACTGTATTAAATTGTAATTATCCGGATTCGTTAGATAAGTGAAATCAAATATTTTTTCATCGCTACCAACAAACCCTTTTGATATACAATCTAACGCTGTGTTTTTAAATAATTCACAAATCTCTTCTATGCATTTTTTAGGAACAAAAACAGAGCCACCTTGAATATATCTCATTTGAGAAAAGGCGTGAAATTTATATTGATCATTAGCCACCCTAACATATGGGTGATGGCAAAAGAACGTAACTTTATTATTATCTAATTCATTAATTTTTTGGATATCTGGCCACTTTAGGTTTTTTTCTGGTTGATCATTTCTTATAACACCGGCATCCGCCCAAACATATAAGTCAGCATTAAACAAATTCTTTTTTGCTGAATCTAAAATATAAAAAAGCTTAGCAAACATTACAACATTATATAATGGTTTACTCATCTCTGGGACATCAAATTGAACATCTCTTTTAAACTCATCACTAGTCATTAAATTATTTAATGGTTCATAGAATGTTTTATAACCTTCTATTGATTCTAATGGTTGAATAATTAAAATAGTTTTTTCTAATTTAGGGTCTACCTCTTTTCTATAGTTTAAGATATCTTCCTTAAACTTCTCCTCTGTGTATATAATAAGATCGGTATCTAAATAAAGTAAGTTCCTCATCCACCACAGATACGTGTGATAGGACATTGTAAAATTATCCCATTTATCTCTACCGATGTCAAATATGGCCGTTACGATGGCCGTTTTCTTTATAACCATTCCCAATTTATTTTTTGATTCTTATGTAGAATGTTAACCTCGTTAACATCAAAGTAATTTGATGTATTTTCAGGAGTTATTATTGTTTTCAATTTTTGACCTTCGTAATTTAACACAGTTGGAACCATTCCTTCATGATATGCATGATATCCATTTAAATTGTAATCCATAATTGTTTTTAACGCCTTATTTGAAAATCTGGTTGTTGGAAAAAATGATCCGAATAATTTGGTCATGTCTTTTGGTAAGTTGGCATCAACCCCTGGGAATCTTTTAAACCATTCAGTTCTAGAGTATGTTCTATCATCAATCATAGGAACCTCTGGTTGAGTTTCAACATCAGTATTTTTAAATAAAAAATATGTTAAGAAGTCCGCATCCTCGTTTTTAAATGAATCAAAAAATAAATTCCAGTTATCCATTTTAATATCATCATCAAAAAACCAATAATAATCATAATTCGGATGTTCCATATAAAAATTTATCATTCTTAAATGCGCATAAAACCAAGCAATATTTCTATTACCGTAAGAATTCCACCAATTAAATTTACTAACCTCTTGTGTGAAGTTTAATTTCTCTTTTAATTGCTGTTCGGTAAATGTAAACCCCTTATTAAATGTAAGATCTTTTGTTACATCAACGATCACAAACTTATCACTATTAAGTACTGGTTCATTTAGCCATTCTTCAATAAACGGTCCATATAGGTCGCTAGTTGAACAAACACATATTGCATTATTCATATTCTTTAGTTATTATTTTTTTCCATTCATCAACTCTATTAAATTGGTGAACCATATCATATTTTATTCCAGACTGTGTGTAAACAACACCGTCTTCTTTTAGTTCTGGTATTCCATAACCCTTTCTGATTATTGCATTTTTAAGCCCCCATGATTCAAAAAATTGTGTTGGTCCAGATGATTGACAATGCATCGCCCATCCCTCATCTAATGAGAAGTTTTTTAATCTTTCTATTTCATTATTCTTTACCATGATAATAAGTGCGGCTTGATCCTTAATATTGTGACCATCTAAACTATTTTCACACATATGATCAAGTTTATAATATAACTTTATCAACGATTCTTTTTTCCCACCAATTATACCAGAACAAACAATTTCTGTTTGCATACAAGCTGTCGTTTCATTTGGGAATACTTTATTGATAACATCAGCATTCCAAGGTTCTTCACAAACTAAGATACCCTCCTTACTAATAAAGATATCGTTATTTTCTAAATCCATTTTATTAAACGGATCTGATTGAAATAAAACATCAAACACATCTGTGATTAAAAAGACATCACCATCAGATTGTTCTAAGAAATCTTTAGTGTGTTTTAATCTTTTATTATTAATATACCAAGTGTCCTCAACGGTTACTTGATAATATTTTATGTTTAGATCAATACATGTTTGTATATCTTCATCGGTAGCATTAGCCGCTATTAAAACCACATCACCATCAGAATGTCTTTTAAAACTTTCTGACCAAACTTTTATTTTTTGTTTGTTTAGTGAAATATTGTTTGATAATCCTGTTAATATTTTTTTCATTATAATGACCCCTCAATTTTATTTAACCAACCCTTTGATTCCGAATGTGGCCAGACAATCCATTTAGTTGGTTTTTTTTCCGTATTAAATGTTCTCCATATTTTTATAAAATCATCTGTTGTTCTAAGAGCACTTTTAATTTCCTCAGAAGTCATATCTTGTCTATGTAAGGTTCCACCAACCTCATCTTCAAATATTACGGCCCAAAAATTATAATCGTTATCTATAAATGAATTTCGATGAATGTCTATACAATGTTTAAATATTCTTAAAAACGAATCATTAAACTCTTGTCCATATAGTGGTGGGTTTGGAGCAATATTATTATCTAGTGTGAATTTTTGAACGGCTCTTTTTTTAAAGGACACCCCAGCATACCTTTCATAATCCTCAACACTTCTAACTTTACCAAAATCATATATACCAAAATCAATATCTTTGATAAGCCCGTCCATCTCAAAAAGTTTTCTATTCCTTAAATGTGAATTACCATTTTTTTCACCCCAAAACTTATCATCATCCCACTGTTTTATTCTATTCTTTCTAGTATATTCATGCCAAGCAATTATTTTGTGTGGATGAAATAGATCATAACCCCAGGTGTATGCCCTAACAGCAATTGAGATCTCCTCACCATGGAAATAGTATTCAGGATCATGTGGTACTTCTTTAACAAAAGCCCCGCCAGTAAACGCAAAGTGCGCAGAATAGAATCTAGCCGGAATTGGTTCTGTCAATTCTTTGTGATTATCAATTGATGCAGGTAAAAAGAATACTGCGCCTTCTGGTATAAATCTATCGAAGTTCATTTTCCACGGAATCATACCTCTACCATCTGGATCATTATCTGGGTCATAAGAAGAAATGTAGCTTGTTAATAATGGTTTACCATAACCTTTATCTTGTAAACCATTATACATTGTTATTAATTCTTCGTCCCAATTTTCAATAAATCTGTGATGTGAATCTAATTGTAAGGTATACTCCTCATCGGTATAACTCTTTTGTAGTTGATTTCTGGCCCAACAAGCCCCTTTAGATAACTCATATGGTATATCCGTTATTTTAAACCTATCGTCGTTTAAATACTCATCTAAATTATCCCAAACATCATCTTTTGAATGTTGCCAAGCAATTGCAAATACTAAGTTCTCAGGATTTTTTGCTTTAGAAATACAATCCTTTAATGTTGGAATTAACTGTGGGTCTCGATATGACGCAATTTGAATGAAAATCTTTCTATTTCCCATTGTATATTTTTATTCTAAAATATAAGGAAAATAAGTTTATTTTTAAATTCTAAGCTCGTTTTTTTATTTCATTTTTTTCACTTATATTAGTAAAAAATAAATTTTAAAAGATGAGCTACCTACCTAAAATCCAAGAAATAACAGAAGGTATTATAAAAACCTTAGTTGATGACAATTACTTTACTGATTTTGAGATATCTAGTCAAGACTATGCCAGAAAAAGAATATCAGACGAGTTGACAAAGAAATTCTTGGAGAATGGGTTGGATAATGAGGATGAAGGGTATTTTAATGAAGATGAGTTTGAGGTTATGTTAAAAGAAATTGTGGCAGAAGACCTTTTAAGAAGTTTACAGAAAAGTGGTTTAATAAATTCTTATGAGGATGATGAAACGGAGGAGGTTTTCTTTTTAAGTGATTTGGGTAAGAAAGAAATTCATAATTTAACCGACATTGAGGATGTTAAAGGATTAAGAGTATTTCTAGATAATGAAGAAGAAAACGAATAATTTATTTTAACCTAAATGTTTTGTTATTTCTTTTTTTCTTCCACTTGTTGTGTATAAAGAGATTTTTTAAATAGTTTTATTTTTTCTCTTAACTGTGTTGTTAGTTTTTGTGCTGAACTTAAACTTTGTGAAATTCCAGTTAATCTACCATTTGTAATTGTTTTTAAACCACCTGGTACAGAATCTTGTAGTTTTCTAAATTCCTTAAGTGTTTCGTTTAGCGAGTTTTGTAACTCGTCAATTTTAAATTGAACCCTTGCAAAGTCTTCTCTTTTAACTTTTGAAACCTCTTCGCTGAGTATTTGATCCAAAACCTCCCTTATTGTATTTTCAGAAATTATCTTATCTCTCATAATAATATAAATACTTTTTTATTGGTTAATTTTTTAATTTATATTTTTTTTCTTATATTAGCTATGTAAAACACAAATAATGCACGAAATGACTGAACAACTCTATGATTTTGATGATCTTTTAATTGAACCGGCCGTTTTGTCCTCAATTAGATCTAGGAGCGAAATTAACACAAGAACCACATTTGGTAATCTACCATTAATGACGGCCCCAATGGATACCGTTATTAGTGAAGATAATTTTCATTTATTTAAGAACCAAGGTATCTTACCAGTATTACCCAGAATACCCAACCCAACATCTGACTGGGTGGATTATAATCATTTCCTTTCATATAGCTTAACTGATTTTGAAAGGTTATTTCTTAGAGAAAGGTTAGTTGTCCCAAGCAAAAGTAAAATACTCGCTTTAATTGATATCGCTAACGGACACATGTTAGATTTATATGAATCAGCAAAGAAAGCCAAAATAATGTATGGGGATGACATGTGCTTGATGGTGGGTAACGTGGCGAATCCTAGTACATTTCACAAATATTGTGAAATAGGTGTTGATATGGTTAGAATTGGTATCGGTAATGGTGGTGGATGTTTAACAACCGTTCAAACTGGTATTGGATACCCTATGGCGTCCTTAATAATGAAATGTAGTGACATTCAGAAAAAGAAACATTATTTGAGTAACAGTAAACCATACAAAACAAAAATAGTTGCTGATGGTGGTTTTAAGAAATACTCAGACATCATTAAGGCTTTAGGATTGGGAGCCGATTATGTTATGTTAGGGTCTATGTTAAATAAGTGCTTAGAAAGCGCCGGAGAAACAAGTAAGGAGAACTATGAGGTAATACATCAATACACTAAACAAGCCAATGATATGTTTATGGCAGACATTCCTCTTTATAAGAACTTTAGAGGTATGAGTACCAAGGAAGTCCAAAAATCATGGGGTAGGGATGAATTAAAGACATCTGAAGGAGTTACAAGAAGAAATGAAGTAAAGTATACCATCGAGAGTTGGTGTCAAAATTTCGAGGATTATTTGCGTTCAGCAATGAGTTATAGTGGAAAAAAAGAACTCCACCAGTTTATTGGTGGAGCTAACTTTAATATGATATCTCAAAACTCATTTAAGAGATTTAGTAAGTAATTAATCTATTCTGAAATCGGTGTCATTAGATCCGCTAATCTCTTTATCACGTTTCATACCTTCTTTAATGTAATTTCTGATAAGTTTTGAAACCGTCATTTTCTTGTGGTTTGCAACCTTCTCTATTTCCTTATAGTAAGCCGGTACAACCCTAAATGAAAGCATTTGGATCAATTGTTTATGTTTTGGCATATCAGATCCAGCACCGGCCTTAGGATCTTTTTGCATTTCTTTATATTTGTTAGACGCCATGTGATTAATTTATTATAAATATTTGGAAAAAAGTTTAATTTTAACTATATTAGAACTATAAACAATAAATACTATGTCAGAAGATAAAGAACAACAAATGGACCCAATTAAAATGTGTGAGGAGAAATATCCCGAAACCACAAGAGAATTTAAAAAAATCCTAAAGGAGCAATATGAAATATTCTGCAGGAAACAACTAAACTATGGACCAGATAACATTTCTGGGGGAACGTCACTAAAAACCAATGATGATATTAGATTTTCATTAATGGGATTATTTTTCAGAATGAATGATAAGGTACAAAGATTAAAACAATTAGTTGTTTTAGGTAATCAAGATACTGTTGGAGAATCAATTGACGACACATATCAAGATTTAAGTGTTTATGGTATTATCGCACAAATTGTTAAGAGACAAAAGTGGGGAATGTAATTTATCGTTAATTCGATATATTTATAATAAAAAGAATATATGATAATTTACAAAGTACAAAACAAAGTAAATCAAAAAGTTTATGTTGGAAAAACAACCAAAACCTTAAACAATCGTAAAAAAACACATTTAAAGAATGTAAGAATGGGGTTAAAATCCCATTTTTATGATTCAATAAGAAAATATGGTGAAGAATCATTTGAGTGGTGTGAATTGGTTTCTTGTAACAATATTGAGATATTAAATGAAATGGAAATTATGTTCATAGCTAAATTTAATTCATTTAAAGATGGGTATAATATGACATTAGGCGGTGATGGTGGAGACACGATAAGTAATAAGTCAGATATAGAAAAGAAAAATCAAGGTGCAAAAATGGGTAACATTCCTTGGAATAAAGGAAAAAAAATGAAAGAAATGGGGTATACTTTTTATAAAAATAGAGAGAGTAGACCAAAATTCACATTTGAACAAAAAATAGCTCACGGACTCTCAATAATTAAATCTGAAAAATATAGAAAAGGTTTATCAAATAGAATTCACGGGATGTCTAAAAAAGTAATTAGAGTTAGTGATGGGAAAAGTTGGGAAACTATAATTGAATGTGCAAATGAAATAAATGTTCACAAATCACAAGTTAGACGCTTAATTATACAAAATAAACCAATAAACGGTGAATTATTTTTATTTGTTAAATAATATGGGGTATTTATTAATAAAGCAAGAGATTATGAATGTAAATGTGAATCACCCATCTATTGTTAAGTTTTTATCAGATATAACCAATAATATTGTGTCAAATATTTCAATCGATCAATATTTTACACTTACTGAAGAAAAGAAGTCAGCTTTGACATATGCTGTTTTTAAAATTATTAAAAGTAGTAGTGAAAAGAGGGTTACACTAGGGGATAATGAGTTTAAAGCTTTTTTGGTTGCGTTGTGGAAAAAGAATGAGGAAAGCGAAAATTATGAAGTTGCGGCTATTTTAAACGATATAATTAAAAATTATGATTCAATAAACGAGTTAAATAAACCGTTAAAAACCATAAAAAAACCATTAAAATCAGAGAAAAAACCAAATGGCTAAAAAAGTTATTGACAATTACTTAAGAAAAAAGAAATATGCAATGCTAGCCATAAAATGGTGTAAAAAAAATCTGGGTATAAACGATCGAAAAAGAACCAAATTATCGGTGGAGTTTACCACAAGAAAGAGAAAAATAAAAAAATGTGAGGTTTATGGAAATTACTGTTTTTACAGAAACAAAATGACAATACATGAACCAACCTGCGAGACAATACATGATGTTGTATCAACAGTAATTCACGAGTATACTCATTACCTACAATCTAGAAATTTATATCAAAAGTACGAAAAATTATACTATTACTCCACTAACCCATACGAAAGGGAAGCTAAAAGAAACGAAAAAAAATATACAACACTCTGTATTAAAGAAATAAAGAAATATTTATAATAAAACTTACAAATTATGTTATTAGAAGAAATCATTAAAACCCACCTTAGAAACTTAGTTGAAGCAAAACAAGGTGGCGAAACGAAAGAAGCAAAGGGTAAACTAGCTAAACAATTAGATGAATTTGCATCCATCCATTCACAAATTCAGAAATTAAAATCTGATTTGGCTAAATTAGAAAAAGATCCAAAATATGTTGAATCTAAAGAAAAGATAACACAAATTATGGAAGAATTAAAAGAAACAGGTCATGACGTTCTGGAAACAAAACAATATGTTGTTAAAATGACTAGAAAGAGTTCAATAACAGAAACAGCGAGTTATGCTAAAATATTGGAGGATTTTTTACCTAAAGTCTCAATCAAATTAAGAGATGTGTTTTCAAAAATAAAGGAAAGCAATACTAATGTTAGTAAAAAAAGTGCATCTTTCGATGTTAAAGCAAAAGAAGGTGAAATGAAAGAAAATAGTAATGGATCTAAAGTATCCTTATCTGGCGTTTTATCTGGTGTAAAATCAATACATTCAATGATTAACAGACTTAAAAGTAAATTTAGCTAACAATAATAGCTTCAGGGATTTCCCTTAAAAATATAAAAACCTCACCTTGTGGGGTTTTTTGTTTTAGTATCGTGTCACACATCCAAAAATCTTTTAAGTCTTGAATATGGTTTTCATTTACTAATCCTTGTTTAACTTTCCTATAAACCCAGAATAACTTATCTTGATATTTTATTAATTCTTTATTTAATAACATACTTAATTGTGATCACCTGGTGAACATAACAGTTCAGTTTCATGCCATTTAAATTTAGGTTTCTCATTTAGAAAAACAAAGCATCTCCATTTTTTTTGTTTTTCAAAATATATGTGTTTTTGCATATATGATGGTATTGCTGCGTTTGTTGGTAATATTTTAACTGGTTTATCAAAAAAGACCTTAATCAATATTGTTAAGTCTTCAGCATCATCCCATTTTCTTTCTTGTTCTTCTAAAAGTCTCCACTCACCTCTATTCATATATTGATCTTGTAACATCGAATTTAGATATGAAAAGGTTTGCTTAAGATTAACCATATTATCCGAGAAGGAAGCTGCTGGCGCCAGGTGGCCTTTGTCATATATGTTTTTAACATAATCCTCAGCGTCAGATGTGTGTATGTTTTTTTCTGTGTAAAAATCCATACTACCCCTATTAACATTAGTTGGTCGATTAGTTGATCGATATTTTAACCATATAGGTGATTCTAATTTTTGAGAATATAAAACCTCAAATACTTGATTTTTAACCCTTATTGTGTCTTGTGAAAATGAGTTTAAGGAAACAAAAATAAACCCCATTAGAAGTATTGTTTTTTTCATACTATAGCTGTGTTATATACTTAAATATGTCCGTAGCAGTATTTGTATCAACACAAAATTCAACAAAAGGTATAGAATTAACCAATAATGTTTCTTTAATGTCCTTATCAATTTCCTTAGCTTCATGTAAATCCTGTAATCTACCATTTTGATCATATGTCTCATTGTTTCTAGTTAAGAGGATGTTTATATTATCATATTGACGAAATAGACTCCATAAGAACTTACTCAGGCCCGTCATTCCATAAAACGAAGATGGGTAATCACTACCGTAACGCTGTTCATAAAAACACCCCAAAACGATTGGTGAATCGACAATTATATATTCAACCTTACCATATAACCTACTTATGTTTCTATGTTGGTTTGCCGTTATAAAAAATTGATCGCTTAACTGAGATACATTACCCTCCCAAGCAACTTCTTTAGGGAATTCATATGTATATTCAACATTCATATGATGTTTCTTCATCTCTGTGTATAAACCACAGGCTTGTGTTGATTTACCTATCCCAGGCCCACCAAAAAAATTAATAATTTTACTTTTCATATCTATTAATATAACCAAAAAAAGGGAAAATTACAAACTTTCCCTTTGTCGATTGACCTTAAATGTTCCCCAACATTCAAAAATAAATAAACAAAAGATCAAAAAAACACTTAAAAATAGTATGTCTATTTGTCATGTTTAAATAAAACTGGCTTAATAAATCCAATATCGAGAAAAATGTGGAATTTTTATTTTTATTTAGTATTTATGTAGTATGGAAAATATGTATTCTGTTTTAATCGCTGTCGTTTCTGTATTAGGATCAGCAACAGCATTCAGGTTCTATGAAAAAAGATCCCTAAATAAAGAAAGAGATGATGATTTCATCAGACATGATTGTAAGGATAGAATTGCTAAATTAGAAGCACTTTTATTTCAATCAGCAACAGAAAAAGATGATCTTCGTAAAATGGTTTTGGGATTAACGAAAGAGGTTGCGGCCTTAACTGTTAAGGTTGAATACCTAACAAAGGAGAACGAAGAATTACATAAAAGAAGAAGAACAACAGTAAAGTAATATGAAAAAATATATTTTAACAGAATCACAGGTAAAAAGAGTTTTGGATCAAATATTGAATGAGCAAATGTCATCATCAAAACCTTCAAGTGTTTCTGGAACAATTAGAAAGGCCGAAACAATTCAGGGTGATATTGATACAATACAAAATTTAAAAACTAAAAAGGTTAAATTAGTTGTGTTAGGTTTCCGTTCATCAGTTTCAAATGCTGACGTTTATAATAAAAATTATAAAAGACCAACAGTAGTTGGTTTAATTGCTGGAACTCCTATTGATAAAAATGCAACAGGAAAACAATTTGATAATGACACAATTATTAAATTAAATAATGGCGCAACATTGGTATTCGGTATCGTTGGTGTTGATAGAAGATATGCCGAAGCAAATGGTGGTTTAAGTCTCACAAATGAGGGTGGTAAGCTTCGTTTAGATTTTGCTTGGGATTAAACATTTTTAGTTGTTTTATCAAAAACATCGATGATATCATCTAAACATAGATAATTAAAACATTCGGAATATCCCGAAAAGGATTCTAAAAGTGGTCTGTATTTTTTTACAGACCTTTTTTTATTTAATTTATCTTTTATTTCCCCTTCTAATCTTTCGGCATCCGGAGTGTCAATTCTTCTTAGTATAGATTCCAGGGTGTAACCCTCATAACCATACGCCTTACTAAATCTTCTCATGATAAATCTCTTAGATGTTATCCCAACTTTAACAAACGTTTTACCCGATGCCTCCTCTTTAATTAAAACTAAATAAAGAGATTTAGGTAGGGTTTTTAATTTTGTTTCTTTAATTTTTTTATAATTACCAAGTTTTATAGATGCGTAATCTTTAGCCTTTTCTAGTGTTTTAAATCTTTTTTTATCCCTATTTTTATTAATTACATATTTTTTAAATCGCTCGATAAAAATATATTGGCCACTATCAGCCTCGTAACTAATTGATTTCCCGTTAGTTATCTCACATATTTGATAAAATCCAACTTTACAAATTTCTTTTTTACTCTCCATATTTTACTAATTGTTTTTGAATATTAAAACATATCTACTATATTTGCAATTCATAAACAATAACTATGGTGGAAAATAAAGAAAAATGTTGTACCGGGTGTAAAAAGACCCTTTCATTAAATTTGTTTTATAAAAACAAAACAACTGAGGATGGTAAAAGCATCTATTGTAAAGTGTGCACCAAGTTGAACGCTAAAAAGTATTATCAACAAAAATTACTTAAACAGGCGGGTGAAAACAATGGTATTCAAATTAAGGATATTATTTTTCCAGCTAACTTCGCTTCTCTTGGTTCCAAAAAAACTGATATTGCACTACAAATAGCACTAATACAGAGATTAATGTTAACAATTGGCTCCGAGTTAAGGGATCTGGCCGATACCATAAATAAGGATAAAATAAGTGTTTAATTGGTTTCCAGATTAATAAATTAGCCCTCCAAATTGGAGGGTTAATTATTTTGTCATTTATTTATATTTATATAAACAATGAACTTTAAAGATATTATTTACGAAATGCTTATCAGTGAAAACGCTGCCGATAAGCGAAAAACAATAGAAAGAGCCATGGGGTTTAGTCCCGCATGGGCTGAAGAGTTTTATCAATTAAATGAAAAGCACTGTATATGGATAGCGAATACGTTTTTAAATGATTACTCCTCAACACATAAGAAAACAATTGAAAAGAAGTATAATAAACCCATCAAAGGTGAAATTGAGTTAAAAAGAGCCGCCAGAGAAATTTTAAACACTAGTGGTCCTAGAAATCTTATTTGGAAAGAAGACTATGAGAATAAGTATAAATACATTCTTGATTGGTTAACAAGCCCAAGAATTGCGGATAGAGTGGATCTAAAAGGGTTAGACTTTCAAAAAGCATATGAAAAATCTAGAATTTGGCATGAATCATTAGAAACGGGGGTTAATTCAAATTATAAAGAAGAAAACGAGATTATCATTGATTATAGAGTAAATGGCGTTGGATTTTATTGGGCCAACTTAAACACCTCAATGTCAGAAGAAGAAAAACAAAGAATGGGTCATTGTGGAAATGATCCAGGTAAAGTGATTTTTTCATTAAGAAGTATCGATGAAATTGGTGATGGTAGATCATATGTGACTATTTCGTATGACCCAACTAAAAGAACCTTAGGTCAAATGAAAGGCCCTAAAAATAGAAAACCAAAAGAAATATTTCACAAATATATTGTTGATATTATAATAAATGGTAAGTACCCTGTAAATGGGTTTGAGAAAAACATTTATGCGTATGAAACAAATTTTCAACTAAGCGATTTAACCGAAGAACAACTAAACTATATTTTTTCAAAAAATAAAGAAGTTAAATATGATTATCTCTTTTCAGATAAGAGAAAATTATATGAGTTAGCTAGCAATAGTGATGTTATACTTTTTAAACAACAACCAACAAGAGGTGTAACTAAACAATTTTATGGTATTGTTAATGTAGAAACATTAGAAGTTGTGAAAGACTATGAATATCTTATTGATGAAAGTAGTGAGCTTACCGATGTTATTTTTGCTGGTTCAGCTTTGTTTAATTTAAAACATTTTAAGAATGTTAAAAATAATGATGAATTTATTGTTCTATTAACTGACCCATCAAAAGGAAAAGATAAAAACAGGAAATTTAAAATAATTTCAAAAGAAGAGGCTAAAAAAATAATTGACGATAATCCTGAAGAAAGGGATGACGAAAATAGTATTGCAAAATAAAAAAGGGGTTTAAACCCCTTTTTTTATGCTAGTAATGAATAATACTCTTTAAAGTGTTTTATTCTGTCCGGTAATCCAATTGTTCCACCATTAACTCTTTTAGTGATAGATGTTACAACTGCATCAGTTGCTCCACCATCCGCCATTTTGTGCAAACCATTTTTATTAAAGAACCAAGCGGCAGATAATAACGCATAACTTGATGCAACTTTATCTGGGTTAGACAAAATATCTTCATTAATTGCTTTACCAAATGCCGTATAATTTTCCTTACCGGTTAATTGAATATAACCTCTTCCACGAAACTTGTAACCTTCTTGAGTTGACTCTGGGCCATTACCCATTCTACCACCATACACTTTAGATGCGATTTTTGCTGGTTGTCTTTCATATGCTTTTGCAGCTGCCTCAGTTGGGAAATATTTTTTAAATATACCGTTCAAACCTTTAGCTGAATAATTTAAATTCTCTTGTGTTGCTCTAAACCCACCAGATTCGTGACCACACTGTGCTAAAAAGTGTGCTAATCTTAATGGTGTGTTTATTTGAAATTTAGCTGCAGTATCTGGGATTTGTGCAATAACAGCATCCGGAATATGCCCTTTTAATCTCTCTAATTTAAGTCCACCAATGCTGGCAACTGGAGCTGGCTCAGTAATGATAGTTGGCGCGCTTACAACACCCTCGCTAAACATTTTAGCCCACGTACCGTCACCAACAATACCGTCTGCTGTCAATCCATTAGCCGCTTGCCACGTTCTAACCGCCGCGTCTGTTTTGGGGCCAAATTTACCTATTGGGTCAACCCCTAATTTTGTTTGGAGTTTTTTAACGTCTTCTCCTTCAGATCCTAGTTTTAAAAGCATAATATGTTGATTTTCAATGTTTGATTATTATACTAATAAATACTTAGATTTTTTTTGTAGCAACCGTAAAATAGTGTATTTTTGTAAAAAGTATGATCATGAAAAAAATCACAATCACATTATTTTTAATTTTTTCAATTGGCCCATTGTTTTCGCAGGAAATCCCACCATCCATAAAAGACGGGAAATTTAATACAAACATGTCCATAAAAAGAGAATTGGATTCACTATCTAAAATACATTCTGTTCATGTTATTGTATATAATGTGATTGAAGCAAAAGATAGCACATTTTATGAAATATTATATTATGATCAATATAATACAACTAGGAGAAAATTACTTGGAACCGCAAGAAAATCTAGCATTCCAACGAGTTTGTCCAACCATACCAATGGTATAAAATTTAAGTGACGTTGCTTCAGCAATTTTATCTATTTTAATAGCCCAACTTGAGTTTTCCCATCCCCCACCACTTTGATTGTATCCCTTTATTTGTCCTTCACTTAAAATGTAAGGTTTGATTATTGATTCATTATCTTTAAACATCCTAGGGCCAACCTGCACTCCTTTAAACACATGAGCCAAATCGTTTACATCAGCATTTTCTGCGGCCTGCTTAACTATTTTTGAAGCCATTCTCGGATCTATTTCTTCAATTCTTAAGTCTTTCAGCCACCAAGGTTTTTCTTTGCTAGCATAATAGTTACCTAGAATAACACCAATCATTAATCTATAGTATGGATCGGAATCACCTAACAAGCCAGTTGAAATGGTTTTCCCATTATATTCAGCAATAAAAATATCTGGAACACTAACCGGGTCAACCAATATTCTCATTTTACCGGTTCCAGGTCCTAAATCAACTGTTGTTGGGTTTCCAGCTATAAATCCAGTTAATGGGTTACCATATTTACCCGTACTTCGCATTTTCTGTTCACAATATTGTGGAGCAATTGTAACTACTGTTGTTTTCTGTCCACTAGCGGATAATGTCAATGTAACATATTGATTTTTTGTGTATTCTGGATCTTTAGCTCCTTTCTTGATGTCCCATTCTGGCCCTTGCGCGCCCTTGTCTACAATATTGATTTTAATGTTTTTTGGTAGCTTAGTTGAAATATATGTCTGTACAGCTTCGGATCTTAATCTCGATAAATCACCAGGCTTCAACCCAACTCCGCTATTTGGTACCTTTGATTCAGACGCTTCAATTTTAACTGTAAATTCTTGGTTTTCCGGGTATTTTTTAATATCATTAAGAATAGATGATATTGCGTTATCTATTTCAGAGGTGTTTGTTAACTTATATTGTCCACTCGCAAATGCTGAACTAATATTGTATGGTTTTGATTCGCCCTTTTCAGTATTGGTTACCGTGGTTTGTTCGCTTATAACATAATCAACAATACTTTTTACTTGGGCTTCTGTAACTATTATTCGTCTCATTTAGAATATCTTTATTATATAAATATTTATAAAGTATGAATATCCAGATTACTGAGACTCAATACAGGAAACTAATTGAAAATCATATAGAAACCAATGAAAAGCCGGCTGTTATATTCGATAATCTCTATGGTACGGAACTTTCTCAACAATATGAATTTGGTGAAGGTTTAACCTCAGACGATGTTTGGGATATGTGGGTTAAGTGTAGGGAATTTGAGGATTGTAATCAGATTTTAGAATTAACTAAAAAATTACCAGTTATATTCCCGTATATTAATGTAAGCAAATTAGATAATCGCCAAAAAGTTGAAATACTAATGGGTATGGCTAGTGAATTTAATGTTTTCGATATAGTTTCATTTGCTGTCCATAAAATATATGGGGATAATAATTTAGAACAAAAAAGACTCATAAAACAATTACCGCCGGAAGTTGCTTACAAGCTTCAGTGGGTTTTATCACAACATAGTATGGACATAATAAGAACAAAATTCGATATAAATGAAATTTAAATCACTATTAGAAAACATACTAACCGAGGCTAGTAAACGAGATGTTTTAATAAGTAAGCTCGGTGTAAAAGAAGTTGAGGCCGATGTACTATCTAAAGTTGCTGGGCCATTATCGGTATTTTTTGCTTATAAAATATTGGAAATGTACGAGAAAGATTATTATGATAATGTTTCTGATGAAAAAAGAATTACAATAATAAACCAAAAATCCGCACCAGAACGTTTTGCTCTTGTTAATGGTAGTAATTCATTTACTAGAGAAAGGGACAAGATGCGAGGTATCATGGATTGGGTTAGAGTTGCTTTAGGTGGTAATGTTAAAACCTACCAACAATTAAGTTTTAATGAGTTATATGATGAATCTGAAAGATGGCATGAATCTCTAGGTGTTGGTGAATCTAAATTTGACTATAATGAAACAAATGAAATTATATTAGATTTTAGAAAAAACGATGAAGGATATTATTGGGTTAATTTAGGTGAAACAAATTGTCCAGACGAAGCGAAAAGAATGGGTCATTGCGGAAGTACTAGAGGAGTTTTATATTCATTAAGAAGTTTTAAAAAAATAGAAAATGATCACACCCTAAATAAGAGCCATTTAACCGCGTCAATAGATAATTCGGGCACATTATTGCAGCTAAAAGGTCAGAAGAATTCAAAACCAACAAGTGAATACCATTCAGTGATTTTACCATTATTTTATTTAAAAGATGGTGGAGAATTTGAAGTAGATGGAGAATATGAAACAAGTGAATACTTAATTAACAATATTGGCTATGAGTATGATAGTTCTAGAGATTTTAAAATTTCAGATTTAACTAGTGAAGAGGTATCAAAATTATATACGGATCGCCCAAGATTGTTTACTGGTAGACAAGAAAAGAAATTATTAAAGAGTTTAGGTTTAATAGAACCGGAACAATATAATTTTAATTTTACTTTAAATATTGGCCCCAAAAACGCAGAGGATTACATTAGAGGTGAATTGACAAACATTGTTTATGATATCTTAATGGGCGACACATATCAATACTGGGATAATTACGAGTATGCTGATTGGAGATCAGCTATTGATTATGATTTAAATGATGAGAATGCACAAAGAATTATAGGAATATTGAAACAAAAAAATGGTATTGATGAGTTTGATGGAACAGATTTAAAAGATATAATTGAAGAATATGATCATGATGATGAAATTAAAGACAGATTGCGTGCATCAATAAATGACGCAGAATCTCAAGATTATGAAAGATATATGTATGATGAATTAAAAAGTGCCTTTAGTGAATTCGGTAATGTAACTAGTATGAATGACGAGGGTGTTACTATTGAGATTAATTTAGAAGATTTAATTTCATCCAACAAAATTGATGATGAAACAATGGACGAATTAATTGAACGCTGTGGTGATGATACCGCAGATGGTGAATGTTTATTTAGCGAAATGTTGGGTGACGGATATATTGAAAAGGCTAGATTTGATGTTGATAATAGATGGTACCCATCAATAGATAGAAATAATTTTAATGAAATTTTAAACGATAGATTAGATGAAATTTAAAGAAGTAATATACAGTTTATTAACCGAAAATCAAGAAGGTATATATAAAAAATACTTCTCTGATGTTGAAAGAAGAACATTCATTAGAATAGCGGACGCCGATCCCAAGACAAAAATTATTGATAACAAAATTATTAAGTTAGGATCATATTACTCCTTTTTAATTAACATGTATAGAAACGGTAATTTGAGATTTGAAGATTTACCAAAAGCAACAGAATATCTAGAATTAGTTTATAAATATAGTATTAAGATTGGTCAAATGGAAATAGGTTCAATACCAGATCTATATGATATTGTTAAAGATAAGATTGCAAAAACACAAACATCATTAGCTACAATAATTGCAGCGCTAGATCCAAAAGAATATGAAGTAAAACATAATGGTGATAGTTGGTTTATTATAATACCTAAAAGTGAAAAATCAGCGTCTTATCTTGGTGTTAATACAGAATGGTGCACCGCTTGGGGAGAGTATAGTTTAAATCCTGCGCACAAAGACAAAACAAATCGTTTTGATTCATATTCTTCTCCACAAAATCCATTATACATCATTGTTAATAAAGAAAATGATAACGATAAATACCAATTACATTTTTCAAGTGATCAACTTAAAAACCCGGCAGATAATGAAATAACGAATAGACCTCAATTCTTTAATGATAGGTTGGAAGTTAAAAAAACATTTTTTCCGTCATTATATATTTCTAATCCAGAACTTGATAATGTTAAATCAGAACTGTCAAAAGCTAAAAAATTCTTAAGTCAGGCTGATTTATTAATATTAAGAGAAATTGTGTATAAAGAATATGGTGGTGTTAACCCGTTTATTGATGCATTAAACGGTGAGAATGAAGATGATATAATTAATTTTATTTCAGATGATAGTGTCAAATGTTCTGTAATTAGAGGTGATTTAGAATTCGAAGTTAAAGGCCTATCGTCTTCTGTTGATGGTTATGATGATGCCTTAAGAACACTAAAAAACTGGGAGTATAACGCATACAATGATGTCTTGGATTCAGAATATTATAACTACAAAAGTGATGCTAGTGAAATTTTATCAGGTTATCTATCAACTTATTATGAAAAAAATAAAACTATATTAATTGGTGATTTTGGATTTTATTGTAGAACTTATGATAACTTTATAGAATTTGCTGAGAATTCTGGGTTATATAAAGACGAAAAAGTTAGAGATGCGTTTCTTGATGAATTTGCAAAAGAAACCTCCATTAATTTAGAAAATGCTGTTCGAGAAATAATTAAAGAATATGAAGGTATATTAGATATTGAGTCAAATTGGAATAATAGTAAGACATTAAAAATGCCAATAGAAAAAATAATTGAATTTGTTAATGAAAAAGAAGTATATTCAATAGAATCCTTTGATACATTTATTGGCGATTATATTGATTATCACGATTTACCAACTTCTGATTATGTTGAGTACCCAGAATATGATTATGGTTATCCCCCACAAGAAATGATGGATGAGGCCTTTGATGAGTATTTTGAAAATAAACATGAGGAATTTTTTGATGACGAAGAAACTGGATGCAAAGAAATAAGAGGAAAATTAATAAAGATCTTCGAAAAATATTTTACTGATTCTGGTGTATATGAAAATGAATTCGTTAAAATAGAATTAAAACAACCCTGGTTTAAAAACTTTACATGTGAAAATGGGGTTGATGTTAAATTACATAATAAAAAGACTAATAAAACAGAAGAGGGCTCTGTTCAAGTTGACAACCTAGTTAATTA